GTCATACGAGTCAACGCCTCCGACTCCGATATGCCCGTTAGGGGCCACCTTTTTGCCTCGCTCGTCTTTTTTCTGGTTCCTGAGGTGATCGGGTGGCATCCAGGAGACTCTAAATCTACCGTTGGGATCTGGAGAGAATACAACCTCTTCGTCTTTCTTCCTCCATATGAAATTACCCCTTACCACTGGGTTGGGGAACATATCTTCATTGAACTCTATCTGCTGATAGATCTTACCGATATTAAATAGACTGCCCTCGATACTATCTCTAAAGGCTTCGTCCTCGGTAAAAGGAAACTGCCTAATTATCTCGTTAAGCTCAGAGGGGTCGTTTTTAAACGAGCTTCGTTCGTTCTTTAAATAGGTCTTACTTCCCTGATCAATGATTTCGCCGTCTATACCATGTATGTGTACGTTTTCGGAGGGATCATCAACTACAGCGTTCCCATACAAATCAAAGAACCCCTCTAAGGCGTCATACGCTGGTATGAATATTCTGTATAGTCCAGACCTGGTTCTACCGTTCTGGTTTCTTTCGTTGGGGTCAGAGTCAGCCCACAGCTCCCTATATTCCTCCCCTCCTTTATTCATTGGGTTTACCGTACTACCTACAAGCGCCTTTCCCACTACCCTTTTACCCACGATCAGGCAAGTGCGCTCAATCCTCCAGGCTTCTCGGATATCAGTAGGTTTCTCCCATTTACCAGCCTCATCGAGGTACAGCATATGTAGCTTCTCCCCGTCATATGCGTTATTGGTGGTGTTCTTCCAGTTAATTACTGTATTCAGGGCATCGCCGATCTGAGAAGTCTTATTATTCTTTGTGATACGCTTAGAGGGCTCGCGAAATGCCAGCTCCATGCGAGGGTTTGTGGTACCGTCCTGAATAGGCTTAAAGAAGAATGGGTAGCTGCGGAAGATCGCAACCACCTTCTTCATGAATATATTCTCCTGCGAGTCTTTACCAGTTTTCGACTGTATGCCAAGAAGCTTCTCTTTAACTTGACTAGCTTCATCCACAAGGACAGAAGAGCATACATTAGTGTAGCCAGAACGACGGCACTTAGTATAAAGCTGACCGAAACAACGAGGATCAGCTTCACAAGCAGCCATGTGCGTAAAGATGTCTTTTTGGAAAGCAAGGTATGATGGGTATCCGATATCAATTTTAGACCATTGTAGAAACATATAGTGTCTCCCTGTAATATACGTAGGTTTCCCATTATTGTAAAACCATACACCGTCGCGCCTACGCTGAAACTCTTGTTCGATGTAAGAACGAAACTTGTTGCGAAACTCGGCAGGTTTTTCGAACCACTCATCCATACTGCGTATCCTTTGCATCTCCTCTGGCATAGGTGTGCGCTTCCACATTTGCAACTTCTTTGGCTGGTCATGGAAGAGAATTTGCGATTTGCGCGGTTTCTTTGGAAGAACCACGAGTAGCCCGTGGAGCTCGACAACTTCTCCTTCCGTACCGTTAGGGTCGATCTTAATCCCTTTAGCCTCATAGCCTTCTATGTCGATTAAATTGGACATTAATAGCTCTGTCCATGTGAGTTCATTCTGCCTAGCGAAGGTATGCCTTTTTTAGGATTTTTAATCTCCATTTGTTCACCACAATCACACTGTCCTTCAAGGTAGTAAACACCGCCGCTTTTAAACTTCATGGTGAGGTTTCTTACAGATTTCTCTGCTTTACACTTATTACAAATTAGATCAGGCATTATGGTTTGTTTTTAGAAACGACAACTTATAGTCTTCGAAAGCCTTAAAAAGCATGAACTCATGATGGCTTGACATTCTCTTTTTAGGAACAGACACATCAGTCCTTAACTCCTCTAAAGACGATTTAGGCAGGTCATCTATAGAAGAACACAGCATTTCGACCTCAACCTGATATTGCCTGTATGCAAAACTATGAAATGTATCAGAAGAAAATAAAGGAACTGAACTCCACTTTATAAGCTTTCCAGCATCCGTCTCTCCCGAAATTATGTGAGAGGTGACGCCTACCTGATTTTTATTTAATATTGACCACTTAAAGCTATCCAACCCCCTAGAGGTAGGAAGAATACCTGGATGACTGTTTATAAATCTGCCTGTAGAGGACAGATCCTCTGGTAGGATACCACATCCAGCTATTAAGGTGTAGTCAGAAACAAAGGGGTTATAATCTGCGACGGAATTTAAACAAACATGATCAACGCCAAGAGAATCGCAGAATGAAGAAGTGTCCATGTCGTGACAGACGTCTGGTCTGTGATGTATAAGTGGGTTATGGGTTTTTTTATATGTAGCTGGAGCGTGAAACACAGAAAAGGAAACTCCCCTTAGTTTTAAGTTTAGTATTACGTCCTGCGTTTTTCTATGGGGGAAACTGTACCCTAAGACAGACAATTTATTCAAAACAACTTAAATTTAGTTACCAATTCCGTCAACACGTCCTTTGGGAGCATGTCAAATACAGTTTTTCTTGTAGAATAAAAAGGAGCCTTAAAGTTACCGTCGGCGTAAAGAGATTTCCTGTGATGTGAAATCTGATTGTATCCATCTGTGCAAATGGCTATAGGACAGTCCTCAATCTCAAGGACATCCTTCATTTTTATGTCGCAGTTTTTTCTAAGCCAAGCGTCAACTCCTCGCGTTGGGTAATTTTCATCCTTGATGTTTTTTACTAAGTCAGTTTTCGTAGCCATAAAAAGACCAGTCCTTTTCAGGTTCTTGTCTTCTTGAATTCTTTTCTTATACATTCCTACAGTCCATTTTGTAAGCTCTAGAAACATTCCGCGATTCCAATCCACCCAAAGGTTATCTTTAAGGGCATTGACACTAAGCTGAAGCCTGTCTTTATGAGAGTAGTCGTCAGAAGAAAAAATAGCAAAGTTTTCGAACTGAGCTTCTTGGGCGATCCAAACCCATTTGAGAGAAAGAGGAATCCATCTATCAAGCCTTATGTATTTAAAATTGACCATACCCGCCTCTTTCATTCTGTCAAGATATGGCTTGAAGTATTCCTCTCCAGCCATATTGTCGGATGGATCCTCGCATACTATCAGCTCCCATTCATATTCAGTCTCCTGCCTGCAAAGAGATTCTAATTGAAGCCAGAGTATAGGACTGGCATCCCATGTTGGTAGTGCTACTGTAATCATTTTTTTTTTAATAAAGTACCCCCGCTAGGAATCGAACCTAGGACCCACAGCTTAGAAGGCTGTTGCTCTATCCAACTGAGCTACGAGGGCGTGTAGTTAACTATTTGTTTTGTTGTGCTTGTTTGATCGAAATCATAGTCGTCCCAGTATATAAGCCCGCTGGCGTCATTTAGAGAACCTTTCTGCGAATCCTCCTGAGTAATCTTTGTCTTTTTGGATTTCTCCATTGTTGTTTAGTTCTTTAACCATTTGTTCTAACCTTTGGCGCTCCACCAAAAGCTCTTTACAGTCGATAGCAGTTTGCTTTATGGATTGGAGCTCGGCCTTACGCGCAGAGCCCCCCGCCTCAGGATCGACAGGCTTTTTAACCTCTTCAATCATATTGTTAATTGCAACCTCCATACTATCCATTAATCTTTGGGCAGCACTGAGGGTAGTAAACTTAGCACTCATTAGATTTCTTTATAAAGTAAGTCGTCAAGCCTAGTCCTGTAATATTCTTTTTCATCAATTTTAAATCTATAATCCATTTTTTCTGGAAAACAAACCACGTCCCCTACGTTTAGCCCCATTTCTTTAGACCTGAAATTTTCAAATGATAAGCGGCCTTTACGTACAGGGCTCTTTTCAATCTTGATAATCTCAACAAGATCCGACTTGACCTTTTCTTCTTCCTGAACAAATTCGAGTATTGACCAATTAGAAAGCGGATGTATCTTGCCAGACTTTTTACACTTGTAAGCAAAAGCCTGAGAGTTGATGGCGCGATCAGGATCATACATAACAAGGTAGTGATTATCGTTACCAGTAATAGGCTGACCTTTATTAATAACAACGTGATGATGGAAGTAAAGGGTGTCACCCACTTTAACCCCCGTATCATACTTACAGGGCGGAGAAACAACTTCTCCTTCATTGATTCTATTTTTGAATTCATCATATTTAGGGTCTATGTAAAGCTCAAGTCCACCAGATGTTTTAATCGTGTCTTGAAGCTTTTTCTCCATGTGAACTATAAAAAAATTAAGCGCCTTCATTTACTAGAAGTTTAAATCAAATTCAATTATACATGGCATTTCGTCCACAGCCTTCCAGAGCAGCGTGGAGTCTTCGCTTTCTATATAAACTAGGTATCTCTTACACTTGTATCTAAATAAGTGTTCTTCATCCATTATGATCGCAGAGACCTCTCCCCTTCCTGCTTTCATGCCTACGTAATAAGCCATACCGTCTTTAGGGTTTTGCCCTACGACAATTTTTCTAATAAGTCCTTCCATTTTAGTTTAAGGATATACCCAAATCACCAAGGAGATCGTCTAATGAATCGTTTTCTTGATATGCGCTATCCATTACTTCTTTCAGCGTGTCTAGCTCTGCTCTACTTTCTAGGTTAAAGCTGTACATTGTTTTCATTTCTGCGCTTTCATCTCCAGACTCAACAGAATCAAAGTCTATCACCCCTACAACTATAGATGCCAGGGTGCGATCTTTCATTTCGAACTCATCAATTGTCTCCTCCATCTTTTTGACGAGAGAATACATTTCGGCAAAGAAGAGGGTGTCTTTCGGGTTCATGATGTAAATTTGTTTAAGTCAAATATACGAAACAATTAGGATGCCCAAGTCAACGGTCAAAAAAACAAGGCTATTTAGAGAGGTGTCAAAGCTCCCAGATAGATACGTAAAGAATAACTACTTAAAAAACTTACGTAGTGCAACGGAAAGCTTCTTGGATAGCAATCCAGACCTCACCAGGTCATATCTTAACTTAATGCTGTTCTTGTATGATCTGGAGTTCTTTACCATATCGTGGGTGGCAGAAAATTACGGTATGTACAAAAAGAACCTAGCCGACAGGATGATATACCCGCTGGTTGCATCTGGCTACCTGTATAAACACTTTGATAAGCTTACGCCTTCTCAGACTCTAGAGGATCATCTGTTCCGCGATGAAACAAAATATAATTACAGAGTTCGC